TGCTTACCATTGGTATCTTCTGTTCTTAAATCAAACTTTGCATCTCTTAACCACTTTGCAGCGTAATCTTCAATCTCATGTCCAAACTGAAATATACGCAATGTTCTAGCACTAAATTCTTTATCCTTGTCTGATGGATACCCCATAAACCTGTATTGAATTTTTCTTGAACACTCCTCTCCAATAGAAGACGCACCTATGTACTTCCTCTTTGGCTTTTTATTATTAACCTCAACGATTGCTTCATCAACTGCAAACTCAATGTGGTCAGTAATATTCTTAAAAGGGGATACTGGTTGTTGCGCTGACGCCAGTTGACTCATAGTAATCGTCTTCGAGTTTTCCAATTTTTACCTCCGCTTCTATTCTTCGTGCATTTTGCAAACCAAAAATTAAGGTTTGAGCATCTTTATCTGTTAAATCACATAATCTTTTTTCCCACCCAATGCCTTTGCAAATAAGTGACAACTCCTCCATAGGTTTTCTTAAATCTGTATCCATATCTCTCCCTCAATGTATTCTTTTATCGTCTTCGTAGTGGCTATATAAATCCATAACCATTTTTATTTTCTTCTTATCAATTTTGTGGTTTTCAAAAAACAAATTCATTATCTTATCTGGGTTTACTTTTATGTAAGCTATCCCAAACAAAACTATTTTTTTTAAATCTATTAAACGATCAGTATGTTCATCAACAATTTTTGTTGCTGTGTCATGTACTTTTTTATCGTCATTTGGATTATCTGCCCAGCATATCATGTCATATTCTTCTGTGTTAATCTCACCAGAATCGTTCTCTAGTGCTAACAGTATTGACATTTCAAATCTTGGCATCACTCTTTCCCTGTTGACATTTCTCCGCCCAAACTAGCGTAACCTATTTTGTCTACCCAAGAGTCTTCATGGTCTATAGTTTCAACTAATCTACACGTCTTTGTCCAGTCCATCATCAACGCAATATGCCCTGGTGTCAAATGACCATGCGTTTTTATGGCTCCATCAACGATAACATTCCAACCAATTGCTATGCGCTCATGGTTAATTTTTGCATCACCGTACACCTCAGCTCGATCACCATTAACCAATTCTTTTGCTGAATCAATTAAATCATTTCTCTCCATAACCAATCTCCCTCACCATTTTATCAATATCATTTTTGTTCCAAAGATAGCTTAACCAACAAGCCGCTTTGTATTTGTCCCAAGAAAAATCCATTGGGCTAACAGTGACACCATTTGACTTTAAATGTTGCACTTGCAAAGCAGACGGAGTTTGTGAAAGCCATCTTTTTGTTTTGTTAGCTGCACTACTATCTTCAATCTCTCGAAGAAAATCATCTGCTGCAGAAGTTGCTTGCACACGAGCGCCAATAGAAACAGCCCTTAATTTACCATGTTTAGATTTAACAATAGCTATAGAAGTATCATCTATCGTAGCAACTAAACCAAATCCTTGAAATCCTGTAGCCATCATACAAGATCCATTGCCAAAAATATCTAACCATCTGAACGGAGATAATTGCATTAAATCGTATTCTGTTAATGAGAAGTCTGATAGTTCTGACTTTGCAACGCCCTCAAAACCATGACCACAATTAGGACATACTCTTGAGTTAGCTGGAATGATGAAATCACACTCTGGGCATTGTTTCTCAATTCCCATTCCTTCAACGTTCTCTGGAGCGCCGTCTAGGTTTACGTTCTCATCTAAAGCACCATGCGTTAAGATACTGGTGCCAAAATCTAAAACAATGCAATCTTTCTTAATTAATCCCGGATATATCTCTGGGTCAATGATACGCAATCCACGCCCAATCATCTGAACCATTGTAGATTTGTATGAGCATGGCCTAGTGAGAACAATGCACGAAACAGGTGGAGCGTCAAAACCTTCAGTTAAAACAGCTACGTTTATTACAACCTGGACATTACCAAACTCTAAACTCTGCAAAATATCTGCACGTTCATCAGAAGGCGTTTCTCCAGTTACGATTTCTGCATTAATATCATTTGCAACAAACTCATCAAGCAAAGCATTTGCGTGGCGAATAGTAGAGCAAAACACAACGGTTTTTCTATCTGAAGCCTTCTCTAACCACTCTTTGACCACACGCTCATTAATGATTGTACGGTTCATAATTGCTTCAACTTGCTCCATATCAAAATCGTTAGCAAGCTTTCGAACTTCTCCCAATTCGCTCTGCACACCAACGTCAATAACGTAGGCAGTAGGCTTTACTAAAAAGCCCTCACGAATTAATGTAGTTAATTCAATCTGATGTGAGCAGTTGTTAAAGACACTCTTTAACCCTTTTCTATCTCCACGATTAGGAGTGGCTGTAAATCCTACGATTTCAGCGTTGTCATTGTCTTCTCGAATTGCATCAATAATCTTTTGATATGTCGGAGCGGCAGCATGGTGGCTTTCGTCTACAACAACCATATCAAACTTAGGTCTATTGCGTAAGTTTGCATCCCTGGACATTGTTTGAACCATAGAGAAAACAGCTTCTCCATCCCAATGTTTCATTGAGCCGTTCACAACGCTAGTCGTAATGTAGGGATTTACTTTATTAAACTTAACGCTGTTTTGTTCAACCAGTTCATCTCTATGTTGAAGAACTAAAACACGTTTTCCTTTTTTATGTCTCTTGCCAATTAAGGCAGACATCATGATAGTCTTTCCAGCCCCTGTAGGAGCAACAACAATTGTGTTGTTATGTTTATCGAGGGCTGTAGACGCATCTGACACAGCGACCTCTTGATAGGGTCTTAATAACATTTGATTTCCTTACGCTACTGGAAGTTGGGGGGTTAGCGGCTCACGGCCCCCCGATCCGTGTTTCTAGCAGACAACCAAGAGTCCTGCCGCTAGATTATTTATTTGCCCAACTAGGAATAGGACCACCTGATCCTGGTTGTGCTTGTGCCTGTGGCTGGTGCGTAGGTTGTTGCACCTGCGGTGAAGCGTAATTACCCGAAGGAATGAACTCTTTTTGGTTTGGTGTCAACGCTACCATGAGCTTGTTTTGATCATCATAACCATTTGTACCCTTCTTGATACCAACTTTAGCACAGATTTCCATACCAGTCAAAGCGTCCACGCCAGAGATCTGACGACGAGACTGTGCTTCTGGAGACATATCCGCTGGGTCTAAGTTATTTGCGCTTTCAATAATTGATCGCAAAGTGCGTAAACCAATCTCTTTTGCTAATGGAATACCACTTTCACCCATCTTGTCACCATCAACAAAAATTCTGTCCCAGAACTTACGACGGTCAAACTGACCACCAATAATTGTAAACTCTAGTTCCATCCATTTTGCAGATGAAGTCTGTGATGCTTTAAACCACTGACCATTACCAAACTCTGGGATTGATGTTTCGCCCATCTTTACCAAGATCGTCGCCCTTGCTACTGTGCCAATCGGAATTAGAGTTCTTTCCATTTGACCTGTTTCTGGCTGTACTTCATTTAAGTTAATCATTTTTATTTACCTCTTCTTTAGGAGCTTGTGTTTTAGGATCGACAAAATTCAACGGTCTTTCAGACTGAGGTTTGCCGCTCCCCATTTTAGCGATCAGTTTACCTAAGTGTGGCTCTTCGAGCGCGTCAAGACGACCAGATCTATCCTTTGCTGGATACCCCCAATCATTTAAAGCATGACACACAAAAGCCCTGTAGGGTCCGTTCTCGCCAGTTAAAATAGACATTGTAATCATCTCATCTACAATGCCTGGTAGTTCACGCCCTGTCTTAGAGCCTTCGATTTGTAGAGAATATTGCTTTCGATTATAATCATCTGTTGTTTCATCTAAGATACCAACAAAGATTACATTCTTTTCTCTAATGTGTTGAAGATGTGTTAGCCAAGCCATCATCTCACGACCATGCAGACCATAAGCAGATCTGGTATCTAACTTACCTGTTCGATCTGATCTACTTTCTGGTTGTTGTTGACACCATTGAAAACATAAACGTCCGGCAACTGTGATTGAGTCAATAAACAAAGTATCGTACTTGTTCATCATTTCTTCACGCTCACCATAAATAGACGAAACATAGTCAAAGTGTGATTTACCATAAGGCTGATCTTCTGCCAGTGACGGATTAGGACCACCCAAGAAGCACGCAAAATCTCTGCATTCCCCCCAGGTTCTTGGCCTAATCACATCAACAGGCCACCCCTCAATGGCTGCATCTCCAGCTTCAAGGTCAAAGAACAATGTACTATCATAGTCTAAAGTTCTAGCAAGAGTTGTTTTACCAACTCCGCTAGGACCACATACCACAA